GTTTTTGAATGGCGTCTTCCCCGGTGTAGATGCGATATAGTGGACTTTTACCCCTGCCATATCCATAGCCTTGCTAGTATCCGCTACCGCACATACACAACCAATCGAGCCTGCTTTAGCTTCAGGGTGCATCACAACCATATCGGCAACACACGCGATAAGGTAGCTTGCACTGGCACTGTAGGTATCGATGTAGGAAATAAGTTCAACTCCTGCTTCGTCACACATTGCGCGAAGCGTAGCTGCGCAAGAGAATGCGTGCATGGCCTCGCCGCCCGGAGAAGAGTGGGTAAGAACAATAGTGTCTACGCCCATCTTAATAAGCTCGCGGGCTTCGTTGAGAATGCTGTAGTAGCTGACGCCTTCAGGTGCACATTCGGCCTTGATCGGCTTTGCTGTAAGAGCGCCGTCGATTAAAATTTCCCCAACACCGCCGATTTTCTCAAGCTTCTTAGGCGCTTGTTTAGAGTCTTGAACGACTGCGAACACAGGGGAGACACCATTATGACGACTTGCAAGGTATTCGAGGATGGGTGAAAGTGCCTCTTGAGTAATCAAGTGCGGCACGTTCCATGCAGATGCAGCAAGGCGTTGTAGTTCATGTGCCATTAGGACACTCCTTATTTCGTTTATACTCTAGAAGCCACTCTAAATAGTCTGCGTCTTCTGTGGGGTTCCAACCTTCTGTAAATTTAATGAAAGTGTGACGAAGCGATGCGTATTTAACGTCGAGTGCATTTTCAGCAGTTCGCCAACCTTTGCCTTGTAGAAAGAATTCATACGCCTGATTTGCAAGCGAAAGAACCTCTTTGTTAACCCTTGAGGTCTCCCAAGATTTTTTGTTGGCACATCCTGTCTTCAGCTTTTCTAGCGCCTCGGCTGTGTGCTTCTTACCCCTCATTCCAGACGACCTAGAGCGCATTGCACGCTCTTCATCCGACTGCCTCCGTCCTACATTCCCTTGAACAGCCTTCATCCAAGTCTTATTTCGCTTAGAAGTGATGCTCATCTTGGCTCGCGTTGCCTCGTCTGGGGAAACACCGAGCGTCGTGGACTGACCACCAACGCCCAGATTCCACCCAGTTGCAGGCGCGGCGCGCAGCTTATACTCGATATCACGGCAGTAGTCGATATCACCTTCAATCAGCGCATCAACAACATAGTGTCCGTCATACTTAAGCAAAGCTTTATGCACGACTAGCCTACTGCCTCGCTTAGCTTCACCAAGATGTTTCTTAATACGTTCTGCTACTGTTTTTGTAGTGATTCCCACATAGCCCTCAGAGAACATGTCAGTGTGCTCGGGCAGATGAATCCAGTATACAAAAGCCATTGAGCTCCTTATTTGTTTTCCTTGTTAGCCACAGAACTGTCGCCTGAGCCAGAGATAGCGTTCTTACGAGTTCCGTCACCAGTGCCGCTCTTCATACCCTCTCCAGATTTACTGGTTTGGCCTGTCATAGCGGCTGGCAGCTTTTCTTTATCAACCTCTTGATCGTCAGGCAGTTGAGGAACACCCAAGACCTTGCGAACACGGTTCATAATAGGACGGTCAACTTCAATCGCGCTCGTAGCAAAAATCCTTTGGATTGCGGAGGAGAAAGCTTCAAGGCTGATATCTTCAATATCTTCGTAAACGAATTTAGGGAGGTTATCGCAAGCCCAGCCATTCGCTTCGTAAATCGTTCTCATCAAGTCGTTATTAAGCACCTCTGCGATTTCACGGAGGCGGTAATCGATTGCGATTGCGAGGACGCTGCTCTTCGATTCAGCAAGGCTGAAAGAGCCTGTACCGTCTGCACCTAGCTTGAGGATGTCAACGTTTAGCGCGCTGAGGATGTCACTTTGGAGGCGCTTGATAATAGCTTCGAGGTCATACTTGGCAGTGCCTTTGGCTTCCATCAAATCGTATTTGAAGAACGGATTATTGTTCTCGTCATACATGTTAGGAACCAACAGGCCACGCTGCTCACCACGATTGTAGCGGTCAATAATGTCTTGGAAGGCTTTAGCTACAGCTTGATCTTCTGGAGGGGCGTTCGGGTCAAGATATTTAGGATGAATCTCAATCTTCATGATGCCCTGCACGTCCTTGGACAATGCAATAAGCTCCTGATCCTGAATCATCGACAGCATCTTATAAGCAAGATAGATATTCTTGTAGATGCTGTTACCTTGTGGATTGCCGCGATTGCCGGAGGCTGTGAAGAGGAGAAACTTCTCTCTGTCCAGATTAATCAGTCCGTTCTCGTTCTTGAGATTCTGGAAACGGTAGTTGTTTTCAACCTTGTCGATATTCTGTTCGATTGCAACTAGGTCTGCACCGTCATCGCTGAACAACCACTTTTCGATGGTATCTTGATTGCGAGGTGCAAGCTTCTTGATGCCCACCAATCCATCGTTATGCTTGGAGCCGTTGCGGAACAAGCGGCGACGTAGCACTTTCTCGTGAATACCGTAACCATACTCAAGGTATGGAATAACTTCCTCGATGAAGCTGCGCCAGCTTTGCCCTTGCATGTCGTCCATCATGGTGCCGACAATACGTGCTCGCTCAGTTTCCTGTTTCGTAGCACCCTTCGGGGCCTCCACTTTCCAGTTGACCCGCGAAATCATCATGCGATAGACGTTCATCGCTGCGCCAACGGTAGGGTTGTGGCGAATCTCGCTTACGGTGCGGTGGAAGTTTGGGTAGAGGAACGCCTGATTGGCTTCGTCCAGAATGCGTCCGTTAGAGGTGCGCAAACCAGTGAAGCCATCAGGGGAGAGTTTGATACGGGGGATGGTGGTGCCCTCGTCTTGCGACAAGGCAGAAGATTGGCCCGCAGGCTCTTCTTTATCAGCCATATAGGGTGTTCTCCTTCAATTAATGAAAAGATTATAGCACAAGGGGAGTTGTTTGTCAACAACTATTTTATCTTAGCGGCTATATTGTGGGTACGGGGGAAGCTTGCGTAAGGGTGGGGATGCTGAAAGTGGGCATTGTGACCTGTTTAGCTAGTAAAGAGAACCCGTCCGCAACAGCATCGACCTGATCGTCCTTCTGACTCTTCTGCACCTTCAAGTCTCCTGAGAAGGACTCAAGCTCTTGGAAGAATGCGTCATTCCAATCCCCACGTACGACTCTTACGGCACCTGCTTCAGCCATCGAACAGAATGGGAGAAAGCGAGTTAGCTTACCTTTGCCAGCAGTGGTTGGAGCCATCTTGACTGGCACACCGTTCTCAGCAAGTGTGGTACGATAGAAGAATGCTGCTGTCTTGCCAGCGGCTGCTGGGTCAAGTGGGATACACACACTGCATTCGGCTGTACCATCATCGTGAGCCGTCTGGGCGACAGCTTTAAGCACCTTATCCGTGGTAGCTTGGAAGCGAATAACATCTTCTACATAGTAGATGCCAAACTTGTCACGGCTAATCTTTACGCCTGCTGTCCAGTCGGGATTGTTCGTCTTTGTTTTCTCTTCGGAGGCGAAGTCCCATGCACGGCAGCGTGTGGCAATTGGTGGTGGGAGGTCAACGATTGGAGTCCATGCACGGTTGAAGTAGGAGGAACCTTCTTCGCGGGCGGTCCAAGAACCGTGGAGAAACTTAAGCTGGTTGACGTGAGGCTGGGAAAGCAGGGATGCTAGGTAACTGTTGTTCTTAGGTGGCAACAGGTAAGGGTTATCAAACACGTTGGTGGGGACAAACCTGAAGCTCTTGGGCATGAACAAACGAGTACGCTCACTTGTAGTGAGCTTGTTCATTTCCGCCTCCTCCATCCCGTGGGCGTAGATCAAGTCTTTCGGCTTGCCATATAACTCGTAGCACTCCTCGGGGCTGTTGGCCCACTTAGCCTTGTTATCTTCCACGCAGAACCAACGGACAATATTCTCTGTACCCTCTTTAGGAATCCCTGTGTCTGGGTCAAGGCAATACTCCACCCAATCTTTCAGGAATGAGTTGATGTCAGGGTTAGCAGTCAGAATTAGCTGCGGGTGGATTTTAGAGCCGACCGTGCGCAGGCGGGATTGGAGAAACAACACCTGCTTCTCTGTCCACTTGTCACCAGCTTCGTCTACCATAATACGAGTAAGCTGAGAACCTTGCCACGATCCCAAATCGTCATCACACGAGATGGCTCCGAAAGAAATCTCAGCCCCACTAGGAAATTGCCAAAGCTTAGCTTGCGTCTTATAGTCGATCTTAGTGAAATCTGTGTAAATACTCTTTGAGGTATCGATAAGTCCGCCCGGTTTCTTGAGTTCGGGCTCATATCGCCGCAAGATAACGCAACGAAACTTGGGGTCTTTAATACCGTCAAGATTTTTAGTGAGGCACACTTGGCTTTTTCCACCGCCAGCGCCGCCGCCCATGAGTATCACATCAGTTGTAACATCCTGTAGCACTAGTCTCTGCTTTTCACTGCACGGACCTAGCACCTTCCTGTTCTGTTTTGCCATATTCGCTATTTCTTTTAATGAATTCGATTACACTGGTTACGTCAACGTCCTCAAACGACTCTGTGACGCCACTGAATGAGCCTTCACTAGCTTTATAGTGCGAACGCATGTACCTGAGCAGACTAGTTTCCAAGTCGGCGCACTGCCTACCGTCTGTGAAGAAGTAAGTCTGCGCAACAGCAAAGTTACCGCATGGCTTATTGATTTCTTTTAGACGGATAGCAATTGACCTATTGGTGATGCCTACCTTCACTCTGCTGCCATCTTGCAAAACGTAAAGCGTACCGGGCTTAGATACGTTAAAACCGTACCTAGCACATTTGGGGCAACCCTGTCCGAAAAGGTGGTTAGCGTACAACATATTAAATGCGCCGTGCTCATGGCAGACAACCGGAACTTTCACGGCGGCTCCTGTGAAGTATGTCTCATCAACAAGATGGTAAGAGTACTTGCTGCCATGCTTGTCCGCGCATTTCTTCAGGAAGAGTGGAAGATCAATCGGGCGGTTTCCTCCGCACTCTGGGCACCCTTGACCCGTTTTATGCTTCTCTGGCGTTTGCCAGAAGGCTTTGTGCTTACTGCAAATAATCTCAACCTTTGTCTTATTATTCTTGTAGTCGATACAGGAGTAGTCGTAGGTATCGCCATGAACTGCCCCCGCTGCTGCGAGGAAATCATCAACACCGCGTGTACGCTTTGCAGCACGAGCTAATAGGCCGCAAGTTGGACAGCCCCGAGGGCTGACTTTGTGCGTATGGTTGGAGAATGTCGTTTCAAAGTCTCCGTGATCCTTACATCCTACAGTAATCTTACTGTGGACACTAGCATACACGACATTAGAGTAGTCGTACCTATCTCCATGTATAGCCGTCATCCTGCTCACAGCATCTTGCTGTGTAATCTGTGCACCCATAAGCCCTCCTCAGAGCGTTGTTAGAAATTGTCTTAAGATAGGACTCACAGAGTGCCGGAGGAGGGAACGTCTCCACAAGCCCTAACTTAAAACAACTAAAGCCCAGCCGTCCAGACGGACAGCCGAGCGAAATAGGTGTGCGCCGCCACGCTGGAAATTCCTGCTGACGCACATTGAGCAGGCGATGTTCCCCGCTCCTCTCCACAACTCCCCGAACAGGGAACTCTTAAATAGGTGACGGCTTACCCGTCAGCAACCAGTGCAAGCTGGATTTTATCTTCAGGTAGCGACCTTCAGATTAGATTTGCAGTGGGCCGGACACAACCTTTTTAAAATGCGCTCCGAAATTTATCGATGGCGTCTGCCACCCGCATCACCACTTACCAGCATCAGCTAGACTGCAAAACTTGGTGCCCTTGGCAGGAGTCGGACCCGCGACCTTCGGATTACAAATCCGCTGCTCTTCCAACTGAGCTACAAGGGCTAATTCTTACGTGGCTTCCCGAATCTCCGTGAAATCCACAAGAGGTGTATCATCCTCTTCAATCTCCAACTGCTTAGGCCCGTTCAGCTTAATTTCAGCCAGCGTCCTCGTAATGTCGTCCTTCTCAATGGCATTTGTAGCGTCCATATGGATGTCCATAATCTTGCTATTCGCTGCCAAAGCAATCTTTTCGTTCTCGCTGCTAGCCAAGGCCACAAGACGCTCAATCGTATCTTGCACCTCTTTAGTGGTGAGCTTCAGCAGGCTTTTCAGGGGGTGGGTTTGCTTCCGCCTGAATGTAAGTTCTGTTTCCTTCAGGTGAACACCCATCGTAACTTCCCCGTTATGTCTCTAATAGTAGAATATTACCACAAGGAATCGATTTTGTCAAGTTTTATTTATCTTACGTAAGCCCTTGACAAACTGGCCTGTGTGCCGTACAATAGAAATTAGACGTTCTGCTCGAAAGCCTCCTTCTTATCTTTCTTACAAGACATCCTAGCAACGCCCTCCGCAACATTCTCCTTGACAGCACTCTTTCCCACAGGCACAATACGCTCACCTAACCAAATTAAGGAGTTTGTTGTGAATACTATCCCTATGCGTGCCTACTGTGGCAAAGCCGTGTACGAGGCGCATGTGCGACCCACTGAAGATGGTGTCAAAGAATTCCGTGCAAGCGTGCAAGAGGCCGTTCTTGACGGTCAGATCGTATCCCTTAGCGGAACTGTTGACGAAATGGAGCAGCAACTTACGAAGCTTGTCCCTGTGCTCGTCGCTATCAAAGGTGGCAAAGCATGAGCACTCTCGACCAATTCGTACTAGAACTAGAAGCAAAAGAAGCCGCTGAAGACATGCACTTCAGTATTTATTTTATCCCCGCAGCGTATCAACCACAGGAATCTCCTTATGAGTAATAAAGAACACTACGAACTTAATACCCCTAACCTGATCGAAGTTGGACAGGAAATCCAAGCGCGAGTCAAACAGGGTTATGAAATCAGCTACGGCCCAGAACTCGTAGGCTGGTTGTATATTGTTCGTTTCGAGCGCGCTAGTAAGAGTGCTGAAGTTGCTCGTGCTACTCCGCAAGCTGACATAGACGTTGCCAGCCACTCTGATGAGCCTACTGGTGAAGCAGTAGTAGAAGCCAAACCTGCACAAAAACAGCGTGGCCCTAAGCCTAAGAAGTCCGCCGAGTAAAGGAAACATATGCGCCGTAAAGAGAAGATTGTGCGTGGTGTGAAGCCTCCTGTGAAAGAGAAATTCATCATCACAGAGGAAACCGCCCCCGAGAAGGTGCCCAAGTTTACCCCTGCAACAGACAACCAGAAGAAGGCTGTTGCGCTCCTTAAGAAAGGGGTAAAGATTCTCTTCATGCAAGGCTCGGCAGGTACGGGCAAGAGCATGCTAGCTGCTTGGTGGGCTGGCTCTGAATTCAAGGCCAAGCGTGTTGCCAAGATTTACCTTGTGCGCCCTGCTGTAGCCACTGGCAAGAGTGTTGGCCTTCTGCCCGGTACTGAATTCGAGAAGCTTTCACCCTACTTTGCACAGACACTCATTCACCTTGAGAAGTTTATGGGCAAAGGTGCTCTTGAGCATGCTCTCGCTGCCGGTGATGTTGAGCTTAAGTCTGGGGAGTATCTCCGTGGCCGTTCCTTTGAGGATGCTATCGTTCTTATCGAAGAGGCTCAAAACTTCACAGATAGCGACCTTGAAATGGTGCTTACGCGCCTTGGCCGCAACTGTACTTTTATCTTTACAGGCGACCACAAGCAGAATGACCTCCGAGGCGGCAGTGGCCTTGTCTCTACTATCGCCCTTATTGATAACACAATTGATAACGCACCGAAGGGGATGTCCAACGAAGACTTGGACGCTCTCGAAGATATGATTGGTGTAGTTCAGTTTACCCCTGAAGACTGCGTGCGAGACGGCCTGACTCGTGCATTCGTCAAGATGTTTTACTACCAATAGGATAAACATGAACACCAAACCTAAGAACGCCACTGACGACGAAGGATGCTACATCGAGCCTTTCATGCTCACGGCAAAGCCAGCAGGAATCGAATACCGCGTAGACATTGACGAGACTTTCGTACATCCTCGTCAGTTTCAGTACATTGTACACGCGATGGAGAACGCCACAGAATACGACAGCTTCCAACTCAACCTAACTACTGTTGGTGGGGCACTCCACGCTGTGCTGCCACTGCTCGGCGCTATGGCTAATACGCACGCCCACGTACACGTCAACGCTTGCTCGGATGTGGCCTCCGCTGGTACGTTCCTCCTGATGCGTGCTGACAGCATTAGCATCAATGACTATGTTACCATCATGTGCCACAACGTGAGCTTTGGAAGCGGGGGTAGTGGCTGGAATGTCGAGAAGCATGTGGAACACACTCTGAAGTCTAGCAAGCGTCTTCTGCGCGATATGTACAATCACTTTATGACTCCTGAAGAAC